TAGAACCCATTACATTTGTAGAACCCATTACATTTGTAGAACCCATTACATTTGTAGAACCCATTACATTTGTAGAACCCATTACATTTGTAGAACCCATATTATTCTCTTTATTATGATCGTCCGTTTTAGATGTTTTTAAATCTTGTAAAAAAATTCTTAATTCTGAATTCATATTATCTTGAATTTGATTATTACTATTATTATTATTAATATTATTATTTTTCATCGATGGTTTTTTTTGCATTGTATCAAAAATTTCATTATATATTTCAGATGGACTATTCACTAAATCTTTTATTTTTGGAACAGTAAGCATATTTTTAAAAAAAATAAATAAATAATGAATTAAAGCAATAAATAATAATGAAAATAAAGATGTCTTTATTGTTGAAAAAACCATGATTGATATATAATATATATTATTTACATAAGTTTAGTTGTGATAAAAACGAGAGAATATCTTCTTTAATAGTTATATTATTATTAATGTTTGTTTCATTATTTTTTAATAAAAAATAAAAATCACTTATTTTATTATTTTTTTTTTCAATGACGAACTCAACGAATGACCCTTTTCGTAACTGATGCGTAAGAAATTCTATATGTTCTTCAATAGCATTTGGATATAGTTGAAACCATTCTTCTTCTTTTATCCATTTATTCCTATCAATGATAATTTCGAAATTATCAAATTTTTCATGTATTAATGAAAATTCAGATGTATATATTCTATACATTTTCTCTCTTTGAACCTGTATGAACCCTTCACAAGAGAGTAAAAAATATTTTTTATCTTCTTTAATTAAATATTTTTTAATATATTCTTTATTGATTTTAGATATGGGAATACCAGGGAAATATATTTTCATTTGATTATTTAGCTAAATAATCGCGATTAGTTATATATATAATCTATAAACTATTTAAACTGATTCGTATTAATTTTATAAAATGATTACCTTCCTTTTAATTGAAGTAAATGGAGTAATTAAACAAACAAAAGCACAAGAAACTTCTTTTGATTTTTTATATAAAAAATGTGGATTTCGTTCTGAAAATAACTTTGCCCAACGTACAACGTGGAAAGATAATATTAATGGAGAGAAATATATTATTGAATTATGGGCAAAAGATAATGGTAAAGCAAATAATGAAAATAAATATGATTTTCCTCCACCAGTAGATAAAGAATTATATTTCGGAACCTGTTTACTTATTCGCAGAAATGAAGATGGAAATATTATTAATTTAGAATCTTCATTGTGGATGAAAATATATGAAAAATTATTTGGAGGGTTTGAAAATATTGGTGACGAGGATGAAGAATATAGTGAAGATGAATTAGAAAATATAGATAAAAAATTAAAAACAAAGCATGGTTATTTAAAGGATGGATTTATAGTAGATTTTGCTGCAGTAAGTGATGAAGATAATGGTGGCAATGAAGATAACAATAATGATAATGAAGACGATGAAGATAATGAAGACGATGAAGATGAAGATGATGATGAAGATGATGAAGATGAAGATAATGACGACGATCATGATTGTTCGCGTGATAATGATAGTAATGAATTAGAAGAATCTGATTATGAATATTCGGATGATGATTAAATATATAATATATAATAAAAAATAAATAATAAATAATAAAATTGAAATCATATAAACATTTTATGATTGACTATATTAATTCCTTTATTAAAAATGTATGTTATTGATAATTCTAAACAATTCCGAGAAAATGTTTCTAATAAATTATCTTTATTATTAGATAATCAAGAAAAAATGGCAAGTAATCTTGAAAAAGGGATATACAATTATTGTATTAAACAGGCAGAAGAAAAAAATATAGTTAAAAAATGGGATAATATATATTTTACACAATTATATATTGATAGATTACGCACAATTTATTTTAATTTAAAAAATAAAGAAATGAAAACCCGTATTTTATCCAAAAATATCAAACCGCATGAATTTGCGTTTATGACTCATCAAGAAATGCTTCCTGAAAAATGGAGTAAATTAATTGAATCTAAAAAAATTATTGACGAAAATAGGTATGCGCCAAAATTAGAAGCATCCACTGATAATTTTACTTGCCGTAAATGTAAATCAAAAGAATGTAGTTATTATCAACTTCAGACACGTTCGGCAGATGAACCAATGACAACATTTGTTACTTGTATTCCGTGTGGTTCACGTTGGAAGTGTTAAATACACTTAAATATAATTATATAAAAATTATTACTACATGAATACTATATTATCTCATATTTTCAGTGAAATAAATAATACTCATTTGTCAGAACCTGTTTTCATATATACAGGAGTTGGCGCGTCTGCGTATGTAAATAATAATATTTTGCTATTAGAAAATTATCACCAGTTTCCACCTTTTTTACAGTATTTAAAAAATAGTATACCACACCTCCATTTATTTATAATTATAATTGACTCATTTCAAGAATCACCGCCTTATATGGTGAATGATTTTGGTTTAAATAGAATAGAAAATCAATTATTTAATCCAGAAATTACGCAACATTATTCAAATAATAATTTACATATTAATTTATATACTTATAAAAAAACCGTTTTTTGTAAACCGTATTATACTATTAGTTATGGCATTGACATAACACACGAGTTACGTATTTTAAATAATTATGCGATACAAAATAACGTTACTACTCTTTATCATGATTTCACTGGACGTGACAATTCATTATTAGCAGAATATTTTGATAAAGAAATTAGTAATCATCTAACCCATATTATTTATGGGTTGTCTGCACGCGAAAATCATGGATGTCAAATTGATTTAACACAGACTTCATGTTTTTTCCCTTATAAATTATGTTTTAATGGTAATAATCAGCGTGTTTTAATAGAATTATTTAATATTTTTTACTACATAATAAACAATAATATAGATGATTTAGAAAATCATTATCATGATTATTCTCCGGTATTAACTCGCGAAATGATTAACATTCAAAAACAACAAGTAATAAAGACGATTAAAAATAATTTAAACCAAAATACATTAGGTTTATTGCGAATTATTTCACGATTAAATACAGGTGATGAAATTCGTGAAAATATTAAAACTGAATTTTTTTTAGTAGATTTACCCGATTTGGTAAGAAAGGAAGCAATCGCGTTATATAATGATTTAAATTATAATAAATTGTTTGATTATTTACTTGATTTTTATAGTAAATCTCTTGATAATATTGTAAAAATTAAACGATTGGATTTAACAAGTGGAGAGATATTGAGATTTATTACAAATGATCAAAATATTTATAATTGGTATAAAAATATTGATTATTTTTTTTAAAAAATACAAGAGAAAAGCGATTTACATGTTTTTTTAATATTAGGTTGAAACATAATAAGTCTTACCGATATATCAAATAAACGTTTAAAAGATTCTTTTTGAGCAGCATCATCGGGAAAAAGTTTATAATGTTCCATAATATATGCATACAGCATATTAATACTTTCTTCTAGTTCAGAAGATGTAATTTTGGTTTGTTCACTGTTAGATACCAACTCAGTAATAAGTAGAAGAATATCAGGAATATCAAAATGATCAATTTTTCCGTCTTTCATTATATTTTTTACAGTGGTATCAATCTTTGTTAAAAAAGTCACATTTTTACTCATTTCCATATTATTCTATTTATAATATAACTATATTTTTATATTTATATTATTTATTTTTATATTATTTATTTTTATTTTTATATTTATATTATTTATTTTTATAAATTCAAGAATACATATTCGCCCAAGCACCTGTTTCAGTGTTATTTTTAATAAGTTTATCAACCATCTCATTTGTAACTGTTAATGGAAATGTAACTTTCATTGCCATGTCTTTTTCAAATAGATTAGTGTCTGGTCTCATTAAACGATACAAATTCAGTTTGGTATGAATTATTTCTAAACATCGTTTCAAGTTTCGCACACCATCTTCTTTATCTGTATGATTTGTTATAATATAATGGATTGTATCGTCCGGAATAACAATATCACTTTCATTAAATTTTACTTGCTTGCGAATAGTTGGCAATAAATAATTGCTTGAAATAATTGTTTTTTGTGATTGGTCATACCCTTTGGTATGAATGCGGTACATTCGGTCACGAAGAATTGGATTCACTTTTGATTCATCGTTATAACTGAAAATGAAAAGACACCGACTTAAATCAAAATCGATTTCAGCAAAATATTTATCATGAAATTTACTATTCTGGGTTGTGTCTGTTAAATGAGTTAGAATACCAATAATTTCCTCACCGCGCGGAGTGTCACTCACTTTATCTAATTCATCAAAATAAATAACAGGGTTCATAGATTTACTCTGAATAATAATATCTACAATTTTACCCCACGAAGAACCTTCATATGTATACGAATGCCCCTCTAAGAAACTACTATCAGTCGCACCACCAAGCGCAATAAAGGCAAATTCACGACCAAGTATTTTACTAATACCATCTTTGATTAAGGTAGTTTTACCAGTGCCCATAGGACCTTTAATCGCAATAGCAGTTCCGACGGATGAAGGATTAACCAGTAATTGACCAATCATTTGCATAATCTGTAATTTTGCGTCATTCAGACCATAAACCGCATCATCTAATATTTTTTTAGCATTCTCCATAAAATCATGACATTTATCTACACCATCATCGATTGTTAAAGGCAGGTTTTTATATTTGCCAAATGGTATTCCCATGAATGTATCTACCCAATTTTTAATTTTATAATATTCACCCGCGCCTGGTTCCATATATTTTAAAGTATTAATTTTTTTATAGGCACACGCTTTAAATGAAATGGGAATATCAGATTCTAAAAGAGTAAGACGATATGGTTTTTCAACATCAGAGAACTTTTTAATATTTTCAATTTCTTTAATCACATTTTGTTGTTGTTCATAAGTCATATTTTCTTTAAAGAATTTCACGTCATTCATCACATTTTTTTCTTTAAGTAATCCACGAAATTTTTTAGTGTTTTTAATTTTGTTTTTTTTATGTTTTCGTTCTTCTTCCTTTTTAAATGTTTGTTCTTTTTCTTTAATATCTAAAATCATCTGTTTTACAACTGAATTCTTTTTTTCAGTCGCGGATAATCCATCGATCATCAAATTGAATTTATCAAATGCTTCTTGATTTGTAAATTCGTTATCGTCATTGCATTCATCTTTATTATCTTTATCATCTTCTACTCTTTCATCATCAGATACAAGTAGTTTATTTTTTGTATTATTTTTAAATTTACTACCTCTAGTATTATGTTGATACTTATCTTCATCATAATCATCATTGTCAGTATTAGAGTCATCGTCATAGTCTGAATCATCATCCTCGTCAACATCATAATCATCATCATCTTCTTCATCATAATATTCATCTTCTTCATCTTCATCCTCACGACCAATTGTAAATATAATATTAAATTTTGTTGGATTTTTATTTTTATTTAATAGATTCATTGTTACTACATTTTCTTTTTCATCCTCATCTTCGTCCGATTGAGAGTCTGTGTCTGAATATGTTTCATAATCATCTGAATCTTCTGAAATTATATCATTGCTTTCAATTTTATTTTTTTTCTCAATGGCATATATCTTATCATTTGATGATAATTTTTCTTTATTTGATTTATCACCTTTTAATTCTGTATTGAGTTGCTTATTTTTTTTGGATGATAAAGTTGGGTTTTCTTTTACTTTTTGGTTTATATATTTAGAAGGAAACAAATCAGAAAGGAGTTTTCTATATTCGTTCATATTTATAGCATTTTCTTCATAATCATCTTCGTCTGACATAATAGATGAATCATCATCATCAGAAGACACATGATTTTTATATTTTTCTTTGGTTGATGCTTTTGATTTTTGATTATCAAACTTTTTATTTTTCTTTTGAGAATCTTGTCCTTTCGCATTTATCGTTGAGGATTTAGAATTCGTTTTAGTAATCATTTTAGAATCATTTGACGACATTTTAACTCTTGTTTAGTGTATAATTAATAATATATGGTTAATATTGTTTAACCTTATTATTCTAAATCAATTTTTTAATTAATTTATTTTTAAAATTTAATTTTTTTTCATAATTAAATTTTAATTAATTAAAAAATTGAGTTAAAACAATCTAAATATTATTTAGTTATTATAAGAATGACACAACGAACAAAAGGAACGATTTCTAAGAAAAATGCTTCTCAAATTATTGGGATTCAGTTTAGTATATTATCACCAGAAGAAATTAGGAAAGGTTCTGTTGCTGAAATCACGAGTCGGGATACATATATAAATAATAAACCTGTTATTAATGGTATGTTTGACCCACGCATGGGCGTGCTTGAACCCGGATTGGTTTGTCCAACAGATGGTCTTGATTATATGCAAACACCTGGATACTTTGGTCATTTAGAATTAGCGCGTCCGTTGTTTTATATTCAGTATTTAACAACTGTTATTAAAATCACTAAATGTATATGCATTAAATGTAGTAAATTATTAATCAGTAAAAATAAATATAAACATGCTTTGGAAATGTCTTCAGAAGATAGATGGATTTTTGTAAATGATCTTTGTAAAAAGATTAAAAGATGTGGCGAAGATACAGATGATGGTTGCGGGTGCAAACAACCAAATAAAATTAAAAAAGAGGGTATTGCTACTTTAATCGCAGAATGGGACAATATTGACGGTTTAACAAAAGATGAATCAGATAAATTAACAATGAATTTGACGCCAGAAGTTATTGTTAAATGTTTTCGGCGCATATCTGACGAAGACGTATCATTTATGGGGTTTAGTCCTATTTGGTCTCGACCTGATTGGATGATTTGTCAAGTTTTAGCAATTCCACCGCCTGCGGTTCGTCCATCCGTAAAACACGATTCACAGCAACGCAGTGAAGATGATATTACTCATATTATTGTTAATATTATTAAAGCAAATAAAACCCTTCAAGAAAAGATTCAAACAAACGCAAGCACCAATGTTATTAATGATTGGTCAGCAGTATTACAATATTATGTGGCAACTATGGTTGACAATACTATTCCGGGTGCAGCGCCAATGGCACAACGCTCAGGTCGTCCATTAAAATCAATTAAAGAACGATTAAATGGAAAACACGGTCGTGTTCGTGGAAATTTGATGGGGAAACGTGTTGATTATAGTGCTCGTTCTGTCATTACGCCCGACCCTAATATAGGAGCGCAAGAATTAGGTATTCCTATGAAAATTGCTAAAAATATCACCAAACCTGTGACTGTAAATAAAATGAATAAAAAGTTTTTAGAAAAATTAATTCAAAATGGTCCTGATACTCATCCGGGTGCTAAAATTCTTGAAAAAAAAAATGGCGACAATATTTCATTAAGGTATGTTGATAGAGAATCAATTAAATTAGAATTAGGTGATATTGTTCACAGGCATATGATGGACGGTGATATTATATTGTTTAACCGTCAACCAACACTACACAGAATGTCTATGATGGGACATTTAGCAAAAATTATGCCGGTCGGTGATACTTTTCGCATGAATGTTGCAGATACTAAACCATATAATGCGGATTTTGACGGTGATGAGATGAATTTACATATGCCGCAAGATGTAGAAAGTGAATCTGAATTGAAAAATTTAGCAGCAGTTCCTTGGCAAATTGTTAGTCCAGCAAATAATAGTTCAATTGTTGGAATTTTTCAAGATTCACTTTTAGGTTCATACCGGTTTACTCGTGAAAATATTAATTTTACGCCACGAGAAGCGATGAATCTGCTAATGTCATTCAATAAAGTAAATGTAAATAATTTATCAAAAAAAAGTGTGAGTAATTTTGAAATTTTATCACAAATTCTACCGCCCATGACCTTGAAATATAAAAGCAAAGGGTTTAAAGAAGAACATGATTACAAAACCGCAAATTCTGTTTTAGAAATTATAAACGGAAAATATGTTCGTGGACAATTAGATAAAGGTATTCTTGGTGGTGGTTCAAATGGAATGTTGTTGCGTATATGTAATGATTTTGGAAATCACGAATCCATTGATTTCATTAATAATTTACAAAATATTGTGACCGAATACATGAAATCCGCCGCATATAGTGTGGGTATCAGTGATTTAAATTCAGACGAAAAAACAAATGCTTCTATCGCTAATATTATTTCAAAAAAAAAAATGGAAGTAAAAAATTTAATTGACCAAACACATTTAGGTATTTTTGTAAATAAAACTGGAAGAACTGATGAACAAGAGTTTGAAACACAAGTAAACAATATTTTGAGTCGTGCTGTAAATGATGCTGGTAAAATTGGTCGAGAAAGTTTAAGTAAAGATAATAGATTTGTTATTATGGTAAATGCGGGTTCAAAAGGGAGTGATTTAAATATTTCACAAATGATTTCGTGTGTTGGGCAACAGAATGTTGATAATAAACGCATTCCATATGGGTTTGAAAACAGAACTTTGCCGCATTATACTAAATACGACGATTCACCTGCAGCACGTGGATTTGTTGAAAACTCATTTATTTCAGGGTTAACTCCTGAGGAATTGTTCTTTCACGCAATGGGTGGTCGTATTGGTATTATTGATACAGCAGTTAAAACTTCTCAAACCGGATACATTCAACGACGATTAATTAAAGGTTTAGAAGATTTGAAAGTTGAATACGATATGACTGTGCGAAATAATCAAAATAAAATCATTCAGTACTCATACGGTGAAGATGGATTTGATCCTGTAAAAGTTGAATCACAATATTTACCATTAGTGAAAATGACATTAGAAGAAATTTACGGACATTTTCATTCATCAATTACAACTACAATTTCAAATGCGAAACAATCATCATCTGTTTATTCAGTGTATTTTGAAAAATCAGTTATTCCTCGCATAAAAAAACAAAATAATGAACTTACTCAAAAAATTAATGAAATTATTAATGAATTTATTCAAGAAAGAGATGCTATCGCAAAATATGTTTTTGGCGATAAAGAAAATGATAAAGTAAATATTCCTGTTGGATTCACACATATTATTAATAATATCCAAGGACAATTGTATATGAATGGAAATTCATTAGTTAACATGACACCACTTGAAGCGATTGAAATAATTGATAATGGTTATAAACAAATAGATTCAATCTATTTTATTCGCCCAAATAGATTATTCAAAGCAATGTATTATTATTACCTGAATCTTAAAGACATTTTGATGGTTAAACGGTTTAATCGTGTAAATTTAGAATTATTAATTCAGACAATCTTTACTAGTTATAAAAAAGCAATTATTGCACCAGGCGAAATGGTTGGTATGATTGCTGCTCAATCTATTGGCGAACCCACAACGCAAATGACTCTGAATACATTTCATTTTGCTGGTGTAGCGAGTAAATCGAATGTAACAAGAGGGTTGCCGCGGATCGAAGAAATATTATCATTATCTGAAAATCCAAAACAACCAGCATGTACAGTATACCTCCATAAAAACGAAGAACAAGATCAAGAAAACGCAAAAAAAATCTTAAATAAGATTGAACATACGAAATTAAAAGTAGTTGTCAGTTCCATTCACATATGGTTTGACCCAGATGATATGAATACTTTGATTGAAGAAGATAATGCTACTATGGAACAATATAAAGAATTTGAATCGCTATTAACTGAATGTAACGGCAGTGAGTTTTCAAATAATGAAAATACTACAAAATCTAAATGGGTAATTCGTATGGAGATCGATACTGAAGAAATGTTAGATCGTGGGTTATCAATGGACGATATTCATTTCGCTATTAAAAACACTTATCGGGACCAAGTATCATGCGTATTTACAGATTATAACAATGATAAGTTGGTATTTCGTTTGCGTCTGAATCATGTTATTTCATCAAAGAAAAAAACAGCACAAATACAAAATTCATTAGATCAATCTGATGAGATTTATTTATTAAAAAGTTTTCAAGAACAATTGTTGAATAATTTGGTTTTAAGAGGAATTAAAAATATCAATAAAGTTATTCCTCGCAAAATTATGGACAGCATTGTTTTAGAAGATGGTGTTTACAATAAAAAAGAAACTTGGGTTATTGATACAGTTGGTTCAAATTTAATGGATTTGTTAAGTCTCGATTATATTGATGCAACACGGACTTATACAAATGATATTCAAGAGATTTATCGTGTCTTTGGAATTGAAGCAGCACGGCAATCAATTATGAATGAGATATCAGAAGTGATTGAATTTGATGGTGCTTATATTAATTATCATCATCTAAGTGTTCTATGTGACCGCATGACGTGTAATGATAAGAGCGGCATGGTATCTATATTTCGCCACGGAATTAATAAAGATAATATCGGTCCTATCGCAAAAGCGTCTTTTGAAGAAACACCTGAAATGTTTTTGAAAGCGGCGAGACACGCTGAATTAGATAATATGCGCGGTGTATCTGCAAATATCATGTGTGGGCAGGAAGGGTATTTTGGAACAAGCGCGTTTCAAGTTGTTTTGGATATCGATAAAATCACTCAAATGAATGCGGAAGAATGGAAAGAAGATAATGACGCTGAAAAAATTCAAACTAGTTTTGAAGAAACACAATCAACGGAAGGTGTTTGCAGTATTAGTAACATCACTATACAG